ACGGCAGCAGCGTCCGCCGCCCAGTTCACCTACAATTCCGCTTTGCTGGCCAGCCCCGTTACCTGGGTGGTAATGATGCTCGCTGTCCTGGTGGCCGCCCTGTATGCCGGAGTGGCTGCCTTCAATAAGTTCACAGGATCCGGCGTTTCTGCAACCGGGATCCTCATGGGCGCCTTTGCCGTTCTCGGCGCACATGTTCTGAACAATACGATTATCCCCCTCCAGAACGGATTTGCTATGTTTGCCAACTTCATCGGGAATCTGTTCAATGACCCGGTGGCCGCGGTCAAGGTGCTTTTCTATGATATGGCTCTGACGGTGCTTGGCTATATCTCGAAAATGGCCAGCGGCATTGAGACCCTCATCAATAAGATCCCCGGCGTCACGGTGGACATCACCAGCGGGCTGGACAGCTTCTACGCAAAACTCGAAAGCGCCCAGCAGAAGGTCAAGGATAAGTCCGGCTGGGTTGAGTACGTCAAGAAGATGGACTACATTGACTACTCCAAGGCCGCCGGCGCCGGGTACCGCTTTGGCGAAGGCCTGGCGGACAAGGTGTCTGGGATGTTTAGCGGAAGCGATTATGCGGGACTGGGTGACATCGCCGGCGGCGTCAGCGATA